AATGCACTCATCCCACGTTGTGGAACCTTGAGGGCACCGATCAACCCACGTCACTCCGTTTTGCCAGTGAGATGGGGCAGTCGGATGCTGAATGGAATCCCACAACCCATACGGAAGAGGCGTAAACTCCGGGGGATCTACTATAGGTCGTGCACCAGGCATTCCCGTTCACCTCCTCAGTTGGGAAAAGCGAATATTCCAAGAGTCTCGGGTTCAGACCCTTCGATTGCGGCCCACAACTCTCGTTCCTCAGAAAGCAAAATCATCTGATCTCGATTCCCAAGGAAGAGAGCCGCAAGCATCGTAGGCCCGTAACCTATTCGGACCGAAGCGCTACTAGCCGAAAGAAAAACCATCAAGTCAACGTCCGCCTCATCAATGATCTTGATGGGCTTATGATCCAACGTGAAGGTTTGACTTACGAACTTTGACATCAGAGGTTCGGGAAGGGATCGATGTTGGTACCCGGAGTCAGGTTGGCAACCGTCGTGGCACCCATGACCGAGAACGTGATTCGATACTGCCTGGACTCATGACCCACGCGCGCGATCAGGTGGCACTCTTCCGACCATGCAGCCGTGAAGTCGTTCTCAGCATTGAGGACAGAGTCTCGAATGACACCCAGATCAAGGCTCATGCCGTTTCCGTGCAGGAACGTACCGGCCGCATAGATCATGACGTCAACCGTCGTGGGCCATGCGGTAACCGGGGTGGCGTTGCCGAACTGACCAGCGCCCCGAACCTGCCAGTCATTCACCCACTGAACTCGAAGGTTCCTGTCGGTGAAGTAGCCGTTGATCTGCTCATTCGAAACGGAGAGAAGGTCAACCCCGTTCCTCCAAGCGAGATCCGCACGAATGACGTCTCGGAGCCAGTACGGCGCCACAACTTCCAGGATGTCATCCATGCACATCCCGTACCGAGCACGGTAGTCCGTAGCTCCCAGAGAGAGACCAGAAAGGATCTGCTGATAGGCAGGCTTGGCCGTTGCAGGGGTCCCACCTCCCGAGAATTCACCAGTGGTGATCGGGGCGGAAGACTGGGCAACCATGAGCGCGATCAGACGTGCATTCATGGCGTGAGCGTGCGCAGCCATCAGAAGACGAAGCGTGTTCTGAGTGGCTTCCGGGTACGCGTCATCGGTGAGGTTTCCGGCAGTCAGACAGATGCCGTAGCACTCCAACCGCTCTTCCTCGAAGTCCGGGCACGGAACACGCATGCAAGGCTTGTTCGGAGAACCCGTGACAGTCAGGATGTCGTCAGCCTCAGTCCACAGGAACGGGACAGAAGCATTCGAGAACGGAACCGCGAACGGAGCGAACGCATTGTCTCCAACCGCATCAGCGAGAGAAGGAGAAACGGGGAATCGAATACCACCACGCGTCACACCGAAAGTGGGAAGGTCAATCAGACCATCCTCACACGCGATGTTGAAGAAGTCGTATCGGATCTCGGAAGGAGCGCACCAACCACCAGCCGCAAGAAGCGACTCCTTGGCTTCCGGACGAACGAGATGTTCGATCAGTTCTCCGACCTGAGCGGGGGAAGTCCTGTCGTCAACCGTGTGCTCAAACTTGTTTCGCACCGTGGCCACCGTGTGACCGTTCTCCGTGCTACCCGTTCGAGTGACAGGAAGAGACTTCGCCTTGCGAGAGAAGGCGTCTCCGAGAGCTTGCAGGGTCGTAAGTTCCCCACCCTGGGAAACACCCGGAATGTCCACGCTCGCAGTGACGCTGAGCTTCTGCGCGGGAACCTTCGGGGCAGGGTTCTGCTTGGCAGTGTCCGAGAGGGACGCTGTGAACCTCTGTGCGCGCTCCTCAGGAGTGCCCCGACGTTCCCCCATCATGGCCACCATTGCAGCCGTTACACCCTGGGCTGTCGCCTTGGCGATATCCTCAGTGCTGATCTGGGGAGCGTTCTCGGTCGTGGCTTCCTCTGTCGAAGAGCCATGAACGCGAGACTGGAGAGCGGACATCTGATCCGCCGTTCGGACACGAGCCTGTTCCGCGAGACGCTGCGCCCGGACGTCTCGCGCAGCAAGCTCCGCCCGGATGCGGTCGAGATCCTCAGTCAGCCTTGAGGCGTACTGAACGATCTCCGGAGTGACTTCCTGATCGGGATCACTGATCCGATCGAACTCAGCAACTCCCTTGGTCTCAAGCTCTCGCAGTTCGTCATCACTGACAAGAGTCAGATCCGATGGAGCGTTGAAAAGCTCATCTGCCATGGTTCACCCCTCCAAAGGATGTCCGAGACACAGAGATCACATGGTGTCAAGCTGTATGGACTGTAGCAAGGAGAGCACTTCGGAGCAAAGAAGAATAATGTTGACTTGTTTGATTAAAGGAATAAACCGGACAAGAGGGTTGACAGCGGCCGGACCCTCGGGTACGATTTAGCTAAATCGATAGGAGGCGGAATGAACAAGGAACTCATGCGGGAAGTTCTGGCCCAGGTCACTTCTCACCCGGAAGAGTGGAGTCAATCCACCTGGGGCAAGAAGACCGAATGCGGAACCACATTCTGTATCGCTGGTTGGGCGTGCATTCTCAGTGGGTGGAAGCCTGCCGAACTCGCATCGGGACCTTATCCGATTGGCTCCGGAATCGACCTGGTCGAAAAGGATGGGGTGACGCGTCACATCGAGATTCTCGGGGCGGAACTTCTCGAACTGGATTCCAACCAGGCAGAAGCTCTGTTCTACGAAACCGATAACGAAGACGCCTGGGAAATGCTCAAGGAATGGTCCGCATGAACAAGGAACTCATCAAGAAAATCACTCTCCAGATCGAAGACAATCCCGAAAGTTGGGATCAAACCGCGTGGGCGGAACAGGGAGCCTGCGGAACTACTTTCTGTGTGGCCGGTTGGGCGTGTGAATTGACGGGTTACTCTCCCCGTTTCAGTGATCAGGCTCGGGGAGCAATCACTTCTGTTGCAGTGAACGAGTCCGGTGAAGAAGTAAACATCGAATCTCATGCTCGTGCGGCTCTGGGGTTGAGTCACGAAGAAGCCTATGAGTTGTTCTTCGCTCCCGAACCCGTCGCTCTGAGGCTTCTCAAGGAATGGTCCGCGTGAAGTTCGTGGTCAGCCTCCAGTTCGTCTATGACGTACCCGATGACGAAGACCTGCGCATCCTGTCCTACGGAACTTCGGACCCTGAAGAAATGGCCAAGATCGACCAAGAGAACTTCCAGGCCGATCCGGGAAAGATCCATTCTCTGATGGAGAGCGACGAATACACGATCACTGTTCGGCCAGCCTGAGGGAGAAACACGAAGCCCCCGGAGAGAACTTCTCTCCGGGGGCTTCGGTTGTTTACGGCTGAGGAGCCGCAATCACTGGCTTGGGACGCTTGGCCTTGTTGCAACCACACATTTTCAGTTCTCCTTTCGTACCTTGTTGGCAAGCATCTGCATCACGATGCGAAGTGCTTGCTGCTCCGTCATTGTAGCACTTCGACCGGGCGCGACCGAATGGCCACCAGCCGCAACCAGAGCGTATGTCGCACCCGAGGCAACCCGAGCCCTCATCCGAGGAACAGGGAACCCCGGAACGTTTACCGCGAGAAGTCCAACAAGCCTGAGCTTCCCTCCGATCCGTCGCCAGTCTCCGGAGACTTCTCCCGAGGCTCGAAGCTGATGAACCTTCTCCGCATCTGCATTCGGTCGGACAGCTCCCGCAACCCAGATTCCGTGAGCATCGTTTCCGACACAGACATCAGCAACAGCCCAACCCGTATTGTCGTAATGAGCAACAGCCGCTTGTGCCCCGACACTCATTCCCGCGTGGCCTGTTCCGACAGTGATCTGTCCAACCGAAACGGTCTTGCCTTCTTCGGTGGTCAGTTCTCCCGTCATGAAGTACGGGTGAGAGTCTTCTCGGGGAACAGACACGCACTCTCCCGCATATCCGATGTGGCACTGTCCCCACGTGGCAGCATGGCCGTAGATCCGACCAGAAGAAGAAACCGTGATCGGAGTGTGGACGCTCAACTTGGGGTCCGAGAACCACTCAGCAGGAGGAGACCACACGGGCGCCGGAAGAGCCGCTGTGAGGCTGCCTGAGGCACTGGCAGTCAACGGAGGGGGCTCCCGGTCAGCGTCTCGAAGATGGGCCGCTAGATGGTCGTACACGCCTTGCACGTCCGCATCCGGGATCGTAGTTCCGCCCCGACCACCGTTCAGGACTCCGATCCCGGAGGAACAGGCCATGAGGTTTGCTGCTCCGACTGAACCGTCAGCAGAGACTTCGTGATGAATGAACCTACAGGCATCCTTCGGAAGCTCTCCGTCTTCGAGTCGATCGGAATCGATCCAGGCATACGCCGCTCGTGCCTGGTCTTCCGTCACGGGGGAAGGCAACCTAGCTTCGTTGGCCGGACCATCCCAAGAGGCGTCCGTTGTCGCCGTTTCATGAGGAGCAACCGCAGCGAACCGGTAACGAGTTCCCCCAGCAACAACCGCACCTTCTTCGTCAAGAAGTTCGATGTAGGCTTCCGCGAATGCGGGGATGTCCACCAGAGTTGCGGCTCGAATCCTTCCGGCGTGAAAGATGATTTTCTCAGGCTGAGCGAAGAGCATTGCGAAGAGATCATCCTCTTCATCTTCTCCGACAGTATCGTCTTCGGGCCAGACGAATTCGATGTCCGCATCCGAGATGGAGTCAGCGTCAATCGAAACTCCCCGGATGAACTTGTCTTCGATCATCTGGTGAACGTCTCGTCCATCCTTGGACTTGAGATTGAGAACACCTTCACCCATGATCTGATTTCCGTCACGCCAGATGTTATCAATCCGACCGACGTTTACCGCTACGGTGTGAGGCTCTCCGCCGTGAGAGTCTTCCTTGTTCCAGCGAAGAGGAACCGGGAGATCTGCCCAAGTGAGGGATTCGGGCGCGAACTCCCGACCATCCCCCGTGACGATTCCCTCAACGGCCAACGGTCCGCGCCAAGGAGCAGTCTGAACGGCCATTCCCTCTTCGTCGTCTTCCTCCGACGCATAGAGAGCCGCAACCTGATCTTCTGCTTCCGTCTCGGAAGCATGGCATCCCATGAGTTCTCCATCGGCAGACTTCACCACACCCCAGGGAGATCCCGAGGGACATTCTTCGTGGTTCTGTACCACTTCGTAAGGCATTACTCTTCCTCCT